TGGTATTGCATTTAGTTGCAGTAAATCTCAGAAAGAGCAGCCTTCATTAAGGTTTATTCTTGATGAAGCACAGAAGATGTATCCTTTTTATGATAGACCTCTGGATTTAAAAAGATGGTCTAATCAGGGTATACTTTTGCTTAATACAGCTCTTACAACTGAAGTTGGTAAGATTGGTCAGCACTATGACATATGGGCACCATTTACTGCATATCTTTTTGACTATCTCAAGCATTTTAATCCAGGACTAGTATATGTGTTTATGGGTAAAAAATCTCAAGAGTGGGCAGACATGTGTGGAGAAAATTGTACTAAATTTATGGTTTCACATCCTGCAAGTGCTGCATATAATGGTAGTAAGTGGGATTCTAAAGGTGTCTTTGGTAATGTACAAGAGACAGTCAAACATTTATATAACTACACAATCCATTGGTAATGCAAGAACTATTTAGTAAAATGTTACAACAGGGTCTTACTCCTAATGCAGTATATGTTTTGTACTGTATTAAAGAGAAAGTAAAATGTTCTGATTCAGTTAATTTTAGTCTTGAAGTTGTTAAGCTAAAATCAGGTAATTACCTTACAGAAAATTTGGAATTGTCAGGTAATAGCCTTAAATTTATGCAAGAAATTGAAGGTTACTTCAAGAAATCTAAGAAGAAAACATCTCAGAATTTACTTGGTGATCATTTTCTTGATAAGATTAAACAATACAATGAAATCTTTCCTAACAAAAAATTATCTAGCGGTAAGTATGCAAGGGTAAATGCAAAATCTCTTGAGAATTCTTTTAGATGGTTTTTTGAGAACTTTGACTATAGTTGGGAAACTATTTTAGCTGCAACAGCTAAATATGTGGATGAGTACAGTCTTAAAAGATATGAGTTTATGAGAACCTCACAGTATTTTGTTAGAAAACAAAGTTCTGATAAAACATGGGATTCTGATTTAGCTACATATTGTGATTTGGTTGTGAACGGACATGATGAAGAACAGGAAAATTATTTCCAAGAAAGAGTAGTATGATTAACATAAAAACCAAATTATTTTTTGTAGCCCTAAGTGGTAGTTTAATTACTTGGTTACTTATTAAAACATTTCTTTTAGAAATGACTATAGCTCAGTTTTTAATAATTGAGCTTGTAGTAGGTTTTTCTCATTATGTATATAATGATGTGAAACTGAAACTTCAACAGTAACATAATCCTTTGTATATGGCAGAATTATTTAATGGGGCACGGCCATTGTTGCCTGTAAGTGAAAGAGATGCATTGAGGAAAGCCATCATTAAGATGAAGGCAAGAAGACAAGGTACACTAAAATCCTTGAGGAGTGCATGGCCTAAATTTAATGATGCCTTTTGTGATGGGTTAGAATGGAGAACAATTACAGTAGTTGGTGCAAGACCAGGTACAGGTAAAACTCTATTCATGGAACAGTTAATTTCTGATATTATTGATAACAATCAAGATCATGAATTCAGAGTACTTAAGTTCCAGTTTGAAATGCTTGATGAGACCAATGGTATCAGAAAGCTGAGTCTGAATACAGGTTATGATTACAATGCACTAATGAGTAAAGGTGAACCATTGGATGAAAAGGTCTATTGGAAATGTGTTAATCTATATGATCAGTCTGCTGAAAATGACATCATTGATGTTGTTTATGATGCATGTACTGTTGATGAAATGTGTGCTACTATTCATGCACACATGGAAAGACATAAAAGAGAAGATGGAAGTTTTGTTAACATGCTGGTTACTATAGATCACTCTGCATTATTTAAAGTGGGTAAGGGTCAAAAGGACAAATTTGAGATGCTTTATGCATTAGGAGAGGCTTTGACATATATGAAGAAGAAGTATCCGGTTGCTTTTGTTATTCTTAGTCAGTTAAATAGAAACATTGATGATCCAAAACGAGCTATGGATGGTGAGTATGGAAATTATGTGCTAGATTCTGATTTATTTGGAGCAGATGCTCTACTACAACATGCTGATGTTGTATTGGGTATAAATAAACCTTCTCTTCGTAAGATTAGACAATATGGACCAGAAAGATTTATTATTTCTGATGAAGACACATTGGCTTTTCATTTCTTGAAATCTAGAAATGGTCTTACAAGATTAAGTTTCTTTAAACTTGATAGAACTCAAATGAGAATAGTAGAGATGGCTACTCCAGCACAAGCAATGAAAAAAATAACAATTTAAAAATTAAGTATGTTTAACAGAAAAGAAAAAGAAAGAGAAATTTTCTCTGATCATCTTGGCAAGTTCAAAAAACTTGGTATTCTTAATCCTTTCTTTGTTGTCAAAACTGCCTTTTTCCAAAAGGGTAAGCATGGCAAACATTTTCAACTTTTTGAAAGTGAATTAAAGAGAGGAGAAGATATCTATATTGAGTTTATTGATATTGTAAGAGATAGCAACAACAGAGAAGAGGGAGTTACTCCCATGTATCCTGAACGACAATTATTCAAACATAAGGTTAATCCTTATTATGCAGAAGAATATGAAGTTAAAGGTGGTACAAATGCAAAAGGTGAACCTTATTCTGCATATGTAATATCATTATCTGAGTTAACTGCAATAATGAATGATGGTTCAGAGATAACTTACAGTTTATTTGAGAAAAGACGTGCAGAAGCCGAAGAAGAGAAGTTATCTCTTCCTAAGTTACAAACAAGTTTGTCTCCATTTCCAGATTTTGAAGATGAGTATTTGAAAAAGTCATCTCCATTAAATTTAGATACGGACTCAGATGCACCTATCACAGAATTAACTATTAAAGATTTTGCTGCTATCATGTTAATGAAACCTGTTAGCAATAGAGAATGGTTAAATGAATTAGTAATGAGTGCAAAAGCAGACTTATGAGTATAGTACTTCCAACTAAAAAAGTAAAGGCTGAAAGAGTCAATCCCAAAAGATTGATTATCTATTCAAAACCTAAGACAGGTAAAACTACAGCATTTGCTGGTCTTGAAAACAATTTGTTAATTGACTTAGAGAATGGTGCTGATTATGTAGAAGCACTTAAAGTTAAAATTACAAGTCTTCAAGAACTACTTGATGCAGGAAAAGCAATCAAAGAAGCAGGTAAACCATACAAGTATGTTACAATAGATACTGTAACTGCATTAGAAGATATGGTTATGCCTTTAGCAATCAAACTTTACCGTCAAACAAGTATGGGTAAAAACTATGATGGAGACAACGTATTGTCTTTACCAAATGGTGCAGGTTACCTATATTTAAGACAAGCATTCTTTCAAGTTTTAGATTTTATTGATACTTTAGCTCCCCACATTATTTTATCTGGTCACATCAAGGACAAACAGGTAGATGATAAAGGAGAGATGGTATTGGCTGCAAACATTGATTTGACAGGTAAAATCAAATCTCTTATCTGTGCTAATGCGGATGCAATTGGTTATATGTATAGGAAAGGTAATAAAACAATATTATCTTTTAAAACAAGTGAAGAAGTTACTTGTGGTGCAAGACCAGAGCACTTAAGAAATGAAGAGATAGTAGTAACTGAAATGAATGAAAATGGTGAATTAGAATTTCACTGGGACAAAGTATTTATTTAAACAATTAAAAATTAAGAAAAATGGCATTAAGCACAACTGATTTGGGCACAGGAGGCTCAGGACTACCAAAAACAATTACACCAGGTAATCATGTATTAAAAATTAATAACATTGAACTTGAAGAATTCAAGTTTATTCCCGGTGCATTTCACCTTATGTTACATGTAGAAACACAACCTATTGAAGGTTTTGAAGGTTTCATGATTGACAAAGATGATGAAAGCAAAGGAAGATATGCTGGTCAAATTGGTAGAGTGAAAGCTTCTCAATATGCATATGCTGATGGTGAGACAAAATCTGGAATTAAAATTCAAAGAGATAGATCAGTTCTGATTTTCTTACAAACATTGTCTAAAACATTAGGAATTAATGACTGGTTTGTTGAGCAAGATGGTCAACATGAAACAATTGAAGACTTTGTTGATGCTTTTAATATGAAAGCACCGATCAAAGATAAATATTTGGAATTCTGTGTAGCAGGTAAAGAATATTTGAATAAAAGTGGTTATACAACTTATGATATGTGGTTGCCCAAAGCAGAAAATAAAAAATATGCTATTGGAGAAGTAGAAGCAGGTAAAGTAGTTACTTATGACGAAAGCAAGCATTTAAAAAAGTTGGAAGTTAAAGATGTAAATAACTTTGGTGGAGATGATGATGATTTTTCAGCACCTAGTAATACATCATCTGATTTCAGTCTAGATTAATTTTAATTAAATAATCATAGGGGGGAGTCAGCTTCCCCCTATTTTATTTTGTTGCTATGATTTCTACTAAAAACCTAATTGCAAGATTAGAAGATGTACCTAAAGAGTGGGTATTTGAATTCTATCTTAAGTTACCAGAAAAACTAACTGGTCAGAGTGTTAAAATTAAATCTATTTTTAATAGTAGAGAAAAAACACCTTCTATGTATATCTATATGGATAATAACAACACCTATAAGTTTAAGGATTTTTCATCTGGAAATGGTGGTGATGCATTGAATCTTGTTCAAACAATATTTAATTATCCAAGTAGAGCTAGAGCTTCATTTAAAATTATTGATGACTATAATGAGTATGTAAAAACTCATGAACCAGCACCAGTAATTGATTTGAAAGCACATAGCAAATTTAAAGTATCTGATTATGAAATAAGACACTGGAATAACTTAGATCAAAACTATTGGATGGGATTTGGTATTGGTTCTAAGATGTTAGAACATTACAACGTAGCTCCATTAGATTTCTATGTTATGACTAAAGAAGATAATCTTGGTATACAAAGTAGCATGAGAATATCTACAAACTATATCTATGGTTATTTTAAACAGGATGGTACTTTGTATAAGATTTATCAACCTAAAGTAAAGGATAGCAAGTTTATAAAAGTCCGGGATTATATTCAGGGAAGTGAGCAACTTAGGGGAGATAAAAAATTTCTTATAATTACTTCTTCATTGAAAGATCTTATGGCATTCAATAAGTTAAAGATAACTGATGCAGAATGTATTGCTCCAGACAGTGAGAATTCTATGATACCTACAAATTTCATGGTTAATGCAATTAAACACTACAAAAGTGTATTTGTATTATTTGATAATGATGAGCCCGGTCAAAAGGCTGCTCAAAAATATCAAAAGATGTTTGGTATTATTAGCATTAATCTTCCTATGGAGAAAGATCTTTCTGATTCAGTTAAAATGCATGGAGTTGATACTGTTAGAAATACATTATTGCCAATACTAAAACAAGCATTATGAGTTGGATCTATCAAGGAAAACAATTTGAGGAATTAGATATTCCTGCAGGAACCGTAGGGTTCATTTATATTATGACTGCTATCATAGATGGTAAATCAGTTGCTTACATAGGAAAGAAGAACTTCTTTGCTAATATCAAGAGACCTCTTGGTAAAAAAGCATTGGCTTTGACTACTGATAAAAGGTTGAAAAAGTACAAGCGGGAGATAAAACCTGATTTTAAGAATTACTACAGTAGTAATAAAATTCTTAAAGATGCTCACAAAGCAGGAGTTGTAATCAAAAGAGAAATCTTATTGATATGCTACTCAGGCATGGAGCTTACATATCAGGAAGTAAAGCACCAGTTTAAATATGAAGTGCTTGAAAAAGAAAATTATTTAAATGCCAATATTCTTGGCAGATTTTACAAAACTAAATAACTATGAGAAAATTTTATGACTATAGAGGTTTGCCACCAGCAGATGCTCAAAAATATCCTATAGAGGGTAAAGTAATATTAAAAAGTAAAAATTATTGGTTGTGTTGGATTTATAAAGATGATAATTGGTTTTTAGAA